GAGACCTAAGCTGGATTTCATCATGAGGCTGCTACCATGCAGGCATTTTTTTGGTTGACGTTTTAGGCAACCGTGCTATATATGACTACAGTGCATCACGGGGCTTGAAATGCTTCACGTTTCCGCTACAGTGCCCAACGCCCGCAAGGTGTATCAGCTGTGCGTCAAGCACCGCTTGCCCGTGCCGGATGCGTTGGTTAGCGTGCTTAACAGCAACACGCAGGCTTGCGATATCCCGGGCTTTAGTTTTCAGCTCAAGGAATATCAAGCGCATGGCGTGGCTTATCTCGAACGCTGGGACGGCAACGTGCTGCTGGCTGATGAGCCCGGACTGGGCAAGACCGCGCAGGTCATGGTGTATGCTTGGCAAAACCGCCGCTTTCCCATGCTGGTGGTGCTGCCCAAGACCTTGCTCTTGAACTGGCGGCGGGAAATCACGCTCATGCTGGGCAGCCAGCTCAGCGTGCTGATTGTGGGCTTTGTGCCCAGCAAAAAGCGTCAGGCGCAGCTTAGGGCACAATGGCCGCATGTGAGTTTCAGCCGTGTACCGCAGCCGGGTTATGATGTAACCCTTATCAACTACGACATTGTCGAGCGCAACCTGGCTGCACTGGAAGCGCAAAACTACGATTATGTTGTGGCTGATGAAAGCCACAAGATCAAAAATCCCAAAGCCCATCGCACGCAGGCTTTTTTGCGGCTGGTGACAGGACGTGAGGAAATTCCCCGGCAGCGTGGCCAGTTTCGTCCGGTGCATGATGCTGTGCCGCATGTGACGTTCTGCACGGGCACGCCCATGTTGAATCGGCCTGTTGAGCTGTGGACAACTGTGAACACGTTGGCTGGCTGGGTGCCGCAGTTTGAAAACTTTTTTAACTTTGCTTCTAAGTTCTGCAATGCCCATAAGACCCGCTGGGGCTGGGACTTTAACGGCAGCAGCAACGAAGCCGAGATCAACACGCTGTTGACTGAAACTTGCATGCTGCGTCGTCTCAAGCAGGACGTGCTCCGGGATTTGCCGCCCAAGACTTTTGTTACGGTTCCCCTGGAGTTTGATCGCGCTGAGTATGATGCTGTAGCAGCCGCTTTTGAGGGCTCGGGCGCTTGGAAGCAGGGCATGGAAACCCTGGTTCGGCATGGCGGCAATGCTGCCAAGAGCGACGAAGCCATCGTGGCGCTGGGCAAGTGCCGTGAGATTGCTGCATATGCCAAGCTGGACAATGCCGTGGAATGGATCATGGACTTTGTCGAGCAGGGTGAAAAGCTTGTGGTGTTTGCACATCACCAGCGCATGGTTGATCAAGTTGCTGAACGTCTCGCAGCGGCTAATATCGGCGTGCGAGTGATTCGCGGCGGTGTTAGCTTGGAGCAGCGTGCCCAGGCAGCGCAGGACTTCCAAACTCGCAATGATGTGCAGGTGATTGTCTTGAACATTGCCAGTGCAGGCTTTGGCATCACGCTCACTGCGGCGCGGGCGTGTGCGTTTCTCCAGCTGCCTTGGACCCCGGGTGATCTCATCCAAGCTGCGGATCGTGTTCACCGCATCGGGCAGCAGGACAACGTCACTGTTTACAATCTTGTTGCCGAGGGCACTGTGGAAGAGGACATAGGTGAACTGATCATGAGCAAGGCGGCTGTGAGCAATGCAGTTGTTGATGGCGGCGCCAACCGCGAGTTGGCTGATTTGAATCTGGGCCAGTAAAGGAGGAAAAATGGTCGCTTTATTTCTACTGCTGTTTGTTTGGATTCCCTTAGCTATCAGTGTCACACGAGTTTTGGGCTTGCCCATGCTGGTAGTTGCTATGCTTTGGTTGGGGTTTGTGATCTTATTTGCCCCAATCAACTACTTTTTTGGACCTTTTATCATTATAGGACCGTAATGTTATGAAAAACTTGTTTGGCCTTGTTGGCGTTGTTATTGCTGGCTGCATTTTTGCTGCAGAGCCCAGTTGGGCTGATGTTGCAAAACAAGCTGCTACCCGTTATGGAGGTAGTGGAAAAGAATGGGGTTATTACGAAGCACCTTGGGCATTTTTCCTTGCAACTGGTATTGGATTGTGGTTTACATACAACCTCATGATGGTTTTTCGCCCATTTGCTTACATTGCAGGTGCAATTTCAGTCTTTATGTTTGCACATGGTATTGCGATTATAGGTAATTTTTATGGCAGTAATCCTCGAGGTGATGTAAGTATTTTTACATATCAAAACCCTTATTTTATCAGCAAATATGAACATGATCGACTGTGGCGTCTAGCTTGGAAGTTCCAAGAGGATTGTCGCGGTAACAACGGTTGCACTACCAGTGTGTGGCGTGCTTTCCAAGACTGCAAATCGTTCAACAACTGCCGTGGTGTAATGGTCGAGGTCTATAACGAACGGCGGCGCGAACTAGCTGAGAACCCGCATGCGTTTAGTAGTTTTAAACCTTGCGAAGATCGCAGCATCAACAGCTGGGCCAAGTGTTGGTAGCACATCTAGCTGGTTGGCGGGGCTGTTACAGTTTACCACGCCACAGCAAAGCCTCCCTTTCTCGTCGTGTAACCAAGCCCCGTAATAGGGGCTTTCCTGTCCATTCCATAAGCAAGTTGGGAATATCTGCATAGTTTCCTTTGTTAAGTTCCTTTAATAAAGTGCTGCTGGCAAGTCTCCCTCCACCTATGTTAAATGTAAAACTGCATAAGGCATCAAATTGATTTTGGGTTAAAGGCACTTTGACCAAACGTCGGACGTATGTTTCACCTTCGGCTGCAATATCTTGCAACAACAACGTTTGTATTTCTGGTTGGCTCAAGTTTCGACTCAATGGCACACGCACCCCTCCTATCAAGACGCTATTAGAGGAAATGTCTTGAGCAGTTAGTTTGTGCCCAACTCCTACAGTAAGATTCCCTTTGGGATCTGGATGTACATCGGCTCTTGATGATTCAAATTCTGTTATAAAACGTGCAAGACTGGGACTGGCTTTTAGCCCTGCAACTGATACCAGATCAGTGCTATTACCTTCAAACTTGTATATAGGGCTGCCTTTTTCGTCATATCCTTGCCCACTGTATCTGCCTGCTGGCATGCCTTCTCGGGGACTACCTACAAGATCCAAAGGTTTGTCTTGCCCTGCTATAACTTGACCAGTTTTCAATCCACCATTTGTGTTTTGTTCCACACTTCCATTCAAACCATCAACTCTGCCACTGTGCCCAGTATAGGGTTCATGATAAGGCAATCTAGGCATGATGGTGTTAATCAAGATATACCTAAACTGTCCTTCAGTTATAATTTGCATGTCTTTTTGCAACAAGCTGACTGTGCTTGTGGCTGGTTTAGCTACAGCAGCTTGCGGCGCATTACGTCCATTCATGTCTATACGGGCAGAACTTAACACATAGTTTCCTGCACACAAAACTCCAAACTCTCCGCTAGCAGTGTCACGCAAATAGCCACCACTTTTTCTATCGTAATTGCCATAGCTAGTTTCATATATATTGGTTCCTGCACTGCGATGTGTTTCTTTCAAACTGGTCTGGTACATGTTATCATGGCTCATCAAATGCATGTCTTTAGCAGCTTCGAGTTTGATCAAACCTCCATCAGTAGTTCGTGTTGCTACAGGACTGGGGTTAAGTTCAATACTTTTACCAACCCCTGAAACCACATAGCTAATCAAGTTGTAAGTGGTATCAAGATTGCGCCTAAACTCCACTAAAAGACCATCAGTAAAAACCACACTGGAGTTGCTAATTTGATTAGTCAAACTACTTTGCCAGTTACCAACATACGTATATTGTTCTTTACCAATAATTAAGTTTTGAGCATCAGTAATGTCCAAGAAAATAGCAATGTCAGGTATAGGGCCCAAAGCTTCGTCACGTGCTTTTATAAAAACACTGCGGCCAGCTTCAATATTCACATCTAAATCAGCCCGTAAGTTCAAGCTTCCTTGAGTCCTTATGCTGATGTCAGCTTGAGCATATATATCAATTTCACCGCCACCGCTGAGTTCCACCCAGTTTTTGCCATCCACACTGTTCATGTAAACACAACCAGTGCTGTCGTTAACTAGCACTTGTGCACCTGACTGCGTACGTAATCTTATAAAGCGGTTTCCAGGATTGTCGTCAAAAACAACTTGGTTACCACCCGGCGTTAGAATTCCATAAGCATTATTGATAGGGTCAGGACGCCGGGCGCTGGCGTTGGTAATCCCACGAATTGGATCATCTAGCAGGCCTTGTCGTAAAAGTGCGTCACGCAGAGGTTCAAACTCGGGCCTTTGAGAAGTTTCACTGGGATCACCATTATATTGGTTGCGTTTGTTATATTCCACAACAGGTGCGCCATTTGTGCCGCCGTTGCCTGCAATACCAGGAACCATGTTGTTCATGTTTTGCTGATACAAGCAACCAAGCCAAATGCCTTTGCTGCTATCGCCGTTTATAAACGCAACTATTACTTCGTTGTCTTTGTCAGGTGGCACAAACCACATGCCGTAACTGCGTTGACTGGCTGTGTAACTTGTATCATTGGGTTTGTTGTTGTAGACACTAGTAGCCCCAGCAAACGGACTGCAATAGCTGACAATAAACCACGAGCTAGGGTCTAGACCATCGCCGCCTGATATTTCTGGAATCCAAACTCTAAGGCGACCCATGCGGCTGTCATCATCAGTTTCTCTTACAAACCCCACATACATTTTGTCAAGTAAAGGTGTTCTACCTTGTGGTTGTAAGCCGTACTCATCGGGAGTATCACTTGTTCTAGTTAATAATACCATTTATTAATATCCTGAAACATCGCCACTAGGATTTCCCAAAGGCTGTAAGTTTCGTTGTGGCTGTACAGGGCTAGCAGGTGCTATTCTTGCTTGTTCTGTTTTTTTAGCAGCCTCATCGGCTTTCTTGATATAACTGTCCATGGCAGTATTACCATGTTGACTAAATGTATCTTTGCAACTGGTTAATACCTGCGAGAACTTACCATTTGCAAAGATATTTTTCACTTGAATAACCAGATAAAATCCATCAACAAACTGATTGTTTTGTGTAAACTCCATGAATCCTGTTTCAGGATTGGGAGCTTGTCCGCTGCGGAAGGTAAGATAATACATGTTATCACCGCCAATCAGTTCTGCGAAGTTGCTATTAAGATCTGCTAACTTATCAGGAACAGCCGCGTCAATATCAATGTTGCTATGTCCCATCCACCAAGGATCTCCACGTATTTCCAAATCAATTTTTATCATTTCTTTATTGGCACTGTCAAAGTTGCCAATCACGCTGCCAAACAAACTACGACTTTTAGGATAGTTTATTTGATTAGTGCTAAATGTAGGAGTTTGCTGACTGGCAGCGCCTTGATTGCCATCTGCTTGCCGGGCAGCATCATTAGGAATAACTGTGTTAACGTAGGGAAAATCTGGATCAATAATGTCTTGATCTTCAACAAAAAGCTGTTGGTTTTCTTGGTTCACCGCGGCAAATCTGCTGCGTAACTGTTCTACACCACGTCGTCGAGCCAAAGCTTGTGGGTTATCTTGGATAATAGCACTGGGTTCACGATCGTAAAAATCCACAAAGTCTTGTGTTTGTTGTCTGAGATTTTGTTCCAAGGTGTTACGTTCTTGTTGCAAGGCAGCAACTTGTTGTTGAGCAGTGTTAAGTCCTGGAATGTTTGCTACTATCTGCTGTCGCTCCCGTAATAAAATCAACCTCTCAGCCCCCAAAACCCTTAATTCACCATAAGAATCCTTCTCTTGTAGTTGAGCAGTTAGTCCACGTAGTTTTTGATTGGCATTTTGTAAGCCTTCTACAAGACGTTCAGCTTCTTGAATTTGTTTTGGCAAGGCATTATATCTCTCTTTGGCTTTGCGATATTGAGCTAATCGTTGTTCCCATGCACTTGCTTTGTCATTAGCTAGGGGGCCAATAGTTTGATTGCTGTAGTTGTTTGTTCCGGCATAAGGTACTGTGGCTATGGCAAAAAAGTTGTTGACTTTTAAATCAAATTTTATAATATCTAAGTTCAAACCTGTGTAAATCCATTCATATCGTTTTTTAATTCTACCACTTGTTAACAAAAACTTGAGTTTTTGCATTTGCACATTGCGCTTTTCCACAGCCCGTATAGTGGGAATATCTTCTCCACGCACCCGAGTTTCCCAATAGGGAACAATTGTATAGGTGACTTTTTCCACATATTTGCCAGCACGAAAATCATAGCCCACATAGCTTACCTTGCTGTGGATTTTAACATTTTTGACCAAGCCATGTGTTAAAGTAGTTACGCTGCCTTGTTGATTTTGCCCACCCTGTGTCCAATTTTTAAACTCATCACACAAGCTAAGTGTTTGGTAAACCAAGCTACTGAAGTCAATGCCCTTCGTAGCAGTTATCTGAACTGTGTTGCCCTCGGCTTTAATGTTCATGTTCTTGCTGCGCTGATCATCACTAAGACGGCTTTTATTCATCTGCCAGGAGCGCATTTCATTTGGCAAGCGAATTTCATATTGTGCTAACGGAGCCGTGCCCAATGCAAGAGTTTCTTGATTGAAGTTCAGTGCTTTCTGAAACTTATCAAAAAAATCTCCTACTGTAGTGGCACTTACAGATATCGTACTAGTTTGCAAATCTAGTTGATTAGTATAGCCAATTTGTCCATCCATGATACCTTGTACTTCGTAACTTCCACCACCCTCATTGCCGCTGAAGTTGATTGTGGTAATTACAACACGATAGATTTGATGAAATAATGCTTGGTCAACTGGTGCGCCATTTTCATCATATCCCACAAACCAAACTTCTATGAAAAACTTAGCACGCTGCCAGTTAATAGTACCAAACTGTTGAGCTGTGGAGTTCAATCTATCAGGCAAACTGAAGCCGTAGGGCTCTATGATTTTCATAGTATAGCTCACACTGGGCATGTTGCGGGTTTCGTTGTTTGTTCCCACCAAGTTACGCAGAGTAAACTCAGTTATGTTAAATCCTGCTGTTGCTCCACTTTCAGCAATCACTACTTTTGGTATAGCATCTACCACACCTTTGCTGCTAGAAACTGTTTCTGATAGACTTTCACTAGTCATCCAAAACTTTATATGGTAAGTATAGTTTGCATATTCATCAAGTGGATTAGGTCGCATGCTCTCACGAGTTAGGGCATCAAAGTCAATAGTTTCAACATTTTGAGAAACTTGCCTTATTGTGCCAGCTGTTCGTATAGGTGCTTCGCCTTGCAGAGCATCAGTTTGTTGTATATAACCCAAGGCAGCTTTGGTAACAGCATCATAGTTTGATCTGCTAGCTTGGCCAGCTAAGTCTGCAAGATTTTTAATAGTGGCAGTGTCGCCGCGTTGATTAGCTGTTTTTATAGCTGCTCCAATTACATCAGGTCTTTCAGGAGCAACAACTGGCCGTGCTGCTGCGGCTTGGTCTGCTGCTTGTGCGCCTCGCTCTTGTTGTTCAGCGATGCGTTGCTGCTGTGCATTTGGAGTACTGGGCGTCACGAGATAATCTATAGCGCGAGAAAACCAATTCATTTTACAATAACCCTGCTAGAGTTTGATTACTGGGAACATAGATCTGTACGCCAGGTATCATGTCATATATAGGATCCTGTAAAGTATCACTGTTGTAAACTGCGAAAATCCACCACAATCTTGGAGTTCCATATGCATCGTAACTTAATAAGTCAGGACGATGTTTATATTTTTCAGGCAAAGTAATAACTGCGTCGTCAGCCCCTGTAGTTAAAACTGGAGGCTGCCAGTAATCTAAATACGTGACATATTGATTTACTTGTGGTGTTAGCTTGTAATAGCTGTTGTTATTATAGAAAGATTTAATCATATCCATCCTGCTTTTTTCATGGAAACGCTGGTTATATATCCACCACTGCGGAACTTTTCAATACTCCATTCTCTCAGTTGGCGCGGGGTATGTTGCACTGTTAAAGAAACAGATATATCAAATATTGCAGGCACCCTTGTTACCTTAGACTGCGGACTAGCAGTCACAGTAACATAGTCAGGATCATTAGGCAGTGTAATAGCCT